AGCTCGTCCATCTTCGGTGCGTACCAGAACGTAATATTCAAGAGGACGGACATGGTGCTCTTCCAAGAGTCTGGAGCCAATGTTAAACTGGGTCCAGAAGTATTGATCAGAAGTATTCCAAGATCTGAAAACGTGCTTTGATACTTTGTATCTACTTGCGAGCTTGAACTCTTGAACATCGTATCCTCCGTTATTGTGTAGAACATAGTCATTATATTTTTCTACTACTAGACTAGCAGCTTTATGATATGATGCTTGAGTTATTTCTTTCACCAGATCTATGGCAGATCCACCTTTACCTGATGAGAAGTCTTTATATTTATAAACTTTATTTTTATCAAGGTATATGCACATTGACGGAGTCCTCTCCTTAGCATTGAACAAGCTTTTGATCTTTATATCATGACCATTAAGCTTTTCTTTTAGCTTACAAAAGTGTTCAAATATCCAAGAAACCGGTACGTCCTTGACATCATGTACGAGATTTTTTGTCTTAAACATATACTCGGTTATGAAATAAAAAATAAAAGGGGGCTAGTAAAAACCAGCCCCCGACTTTATGAAAAATTGATTACATCTGGAACTCATCAGTAGCTGGTTCAAAGCTAGATACTGGTTTAGTATTTAAAGCTTTGTAGTGGTACTTATTGTTCTTATCAAACTTTTCTAGTTTGTCTTCTTCAATAGAAACAAACTTATATTTTGGTAAAGATAACTTTACAATAGTCTTACCATTGTATTCTTCTTCTGTACCTTTAAGGAACCAGTAAAGATTGTTACCTTTTACAAGATCAATTACTTGAGCTACCCAGTCTTCAATAGTTGTTGCATTGATAGAATCAAGCTCATGCTTAAGACCAAGTTCTGTAGCAATGATAGATAACTTGTACATGATCTCATTACGAGATACATTTACGTTACTAAATTCATCAGTCCACATAGTGGCACCTACGCGTGCGGTTTGACCTGAATACTTAGGTCCAGTTGGGTTGTCTTTGTCAATAGGCCATCCTTCAAAGTTATCAAGAGCTGGACCTGAGATAAACAGTTCCAGAGTTTTCTTGTCTCCTTTGTTTGATGTTCTTAACTGACCTCTTAAAATGTGAGCATAAACTACTCCTGGTTGAAATGACTTAGAAGTACCACCTGTTTGTTTTACTTCCTGTCCGTTTGTACTAAACATACGCTGTGTTTTTGTGATTTAAAAATGAGGAATTAATTTTCATATAAATAAATAGACTGCTTTACTGTTGCAAGATCGTTTACTATCTCAAAGTCTGTAAACATACCTTTAGGGCTCTTGCAAGTGTTTTCACCGTTATTCTGTGTCTCAAACACGTAACGTATTGTTCCATCTTTATCCTTCTTTACTTTACCAAAAAGTACAATAGAAAATAAACCTTCAAGACTTAGCTTTTCATCAACCATACGGCCAATAGTTTTAGCTTTGAACTTGCGTTTACCTTCTAGATCTGTAGACTCTTCAGCATGAGTAAGGAAGAAGATTGTTAGATCATCTCTTAGATCTTTAGGCATACGAGCAATTCGTGCTAAGTTAGCACCAATCTGCGTAAACTTTTCATAACCTTTTTCATCTGATCTATCAAAGAACTCAAAGCTTGACATATACTGAAAGTCATCAATCACAATAGTCTTTATTTCAGGACGTTTACTATTGATGTAAGTAAGACATGCTTCTATCTGTTGAGCAGAAGAACCTGTGTAAAGATTACCTGTTGGATTATCTTTGCTCCACAAGATATACTTTTTCTTCCAACCTTTAAATGGTAAAGGTTTATTTGCAACGTTAATGATAAACGTTTCTGCTGGGTCTAAGTTTTCAATACTAGTAGACTTACCAGCACCGGATTCTGCGATAATTAAAATACCGTGTGCCATATTACTTTGTTGATTTTATAAGTTCATTAAGCCAGATTTTTGTACTTACAGGTTTACCTGTATGAATAGCGTAGAAGTCTCTAATAGTCATTTCACTATAAGGAGCATCTTCCATAGGTTCTGGTGCTTTGTAAGATACAACTGACTTAGAAGCTGTTTGCTTTTTCTGTGTTTCAAGAATAGCAGAGCGTCCGCTAATAGCTACAGCATGTGGATCAGCAATTCTTAGTTCTTCTAAAGGTACTAAGTAAGATCCTTTCTCATTCATTTCATATTCTTCTTCAAAGGATGGGTTGTATGGTATACGATATACTGTACGATTAGGATCAGCTGGTTTAAATTCTCTAGTAATAAGTTCAAAGTAGAAGCCTCCTTCTTTTCTGAACTCATTAGGAAATATACCAACCACATTTCTGGCTTGCTTATCATAAAAAGCCATCTTCATTTGAAAGTCATTACGGCTAGCCTCCAAGTTCTCTAAAAGATTACTGTGATAATCTCTCATGTCTTCTAGGATTTCAGCCTTGTAGTGATTTTGTTGATCCTTAGGTAGAGTTTTGTACTCTTCATAAGAAAGAAACTGTCTTTCTGTGCGGGTTTGTGATGTTGTAAACATGTTATTGTATTTTATAATTCTGTGCCTATAGGGGCCGATGTATCTTGCCTACCAGTTCTTCCAGTTCTTTGTGAGAAAGGCGTGTAGGAACCTGGTGCTCTTGTTGCGGTAAAGTCAGGTACTTCTATCATTCTTTGACTAGGACCATCCATTTTAAGGAAGATGATACCTTTATCTTCATTACCGTTTCTTACTTTAAGTAGATGTAAGAATACATCTTCTTTCTTTACTTCATATCCATAAGGACAGTATACTCTAATATCAGACTTGAATGGTCTAGCTAATACGCCAACCATATCAGAACTCTGCATAAGAGCATCACCGCCAAATATATCTGAAGAAGTAGGATAGTTTGCTATTGATCCAGGAGTCTTACGAGCTGCCTCGTCAATAGATCTGTTTAGCTGTGTAACCATGATAACAATAATAGGTATCTGATTCTTTAGCTTCATTAGCATTTCTGCTGTGTTGTATAGTACGTCAAACTTATCTTTCTCACCTGCACTCTTCTTGATAAGCCAGCTATGGTCAATAGTTACAATCAAAGGTTTACTACCACCTTCTATGTAAGTTTCTTTGATAGCTTCTTCCATCTCGGAATAAGTAAGAGGTTGAGAAATAAGCTCACGAATAATACCTTGGCTTTGAGCATACTTTACATCTTGTACGTACACGTCAATACGGTCCATAACAAACTGCTCAAGCTGTCTGTTTGTACTAAGTATTACACCATAGTCAAGTGCTGTTTCACCAGCAAATTGTCTAGCTGCATACTGCTCATCACCCATCTCAAACTGAAACTCTAAGATATTGAATTTCTGGTCTGGATTAAGCCTATGAGCTTCCCGTAAGATTTGTGATACAATCATGGTTTTACCGGCACCTGGTCGTGCACCAATGGTAAGCATTGAGCCCCATTCTAAACCGGCAATGCCTGCTGCGTTGAAGCCAGGCCAAGGAGTGCGGAGAGATTTAATATCTCCAGATCTGCGTTTTTCTACATACTTAACGCCTTTCTCTAATACAGAGAGATAACTTTTACGTCCAAACTTTTTTGGTTGAGTACTCATGGTGTTCTAGTAAAAAATGATTAATGAGAAAATGCTGTACTGATTGCTATTTCAGCATCAGTAAGCCCTGACATCTTACCGTCATGATAAGCTTGTGTCATCATTCTTTCTACTAGAGAGGTTAGGAGACCTAGATTAATGTACTTTACTTCATCTTTAAAGTCACCGCTGAGTCTTGCTGAGGGAAGCTGGTCAAATACTTTTTTGACCATTTCTTCGTGTTCTTGTGTAAACATGTTGTTTGAGTTTTGTAGATGTAAATTTATGAAACTGTTTGTAAACTACCAAAAGGTTTACATATTAATTTACTAAATTTTAGCCAGCTTTTAATATTTCTGGATTATCTAGAATCATCTGGCAATGATCGGCAAGAGCTGATCTACTAACTCTAGTACGCGGATCAGTCTTCTGTATAAAATATGAGCTGTTAATCATAAAATTATAACCGTCCTTCTGCTTTGTATAGATATAATAGTCTGTTGCATCCAGTACTAGATTCCAGTCAAATTCAGGATAGGTCTTGAAAAACCATACAAACTTGTCTTTAAGTTCCTGAACGGTCTGTCTAGCCAGTTCTCCACTTGGTAGCTTCTGAGCTGGAAACATTTCTCTATATGTCTTAATAGACTGTAAAGCATTAATACCCAATACTTCTGACATGACTTTCTTTTTTGTCTTTGCCAGTAATGTCTCAAATTCATCCAGGATAAATATTGCTCCCGGGGTTAGTTTATTGTCTTCAGTAAGATGTTCTCTTTCTAAAGCTACTTGTCTCTCTTTGTCTTCATCTATAAGATGGGTAGGTTTAATCTTGTACCTGCAGCAATCAAGGAAGTACAACTGGTTGGGACTCACATTGTACTTTATCAGTGTCGTCCAGACTTGGTGATTCATACTGTTTCTTTATATGGTTTAAAATTTTAATATACTTTTCACGGTAGGTTTGATTGGTTTCCATCAGATTATTATAACTTCTAATGTTATGGATGACAGTAGTATGATCCCTGTCTCCAATTACTAATCCTATAGTTTTGAGAGAATAGCCCATTTTCTTGGACAAATAACAGTACATGTTTCTTAGTTCTACAATTTCTCTTACTCTTTCTCTACAAGAAAGTTCTTTGATCTTACCATATACGATAGGTAAGAAAGGGCGGAAATGTTCTTTTAAGGTTTCAAGACTCATAAAGGGAATGCTCTCATCAGCTGGCATTCCTGTGGTCTTTGAAATGACAACAGGCTTATAACCAAGCTTTTCGTAGAAGTTCTTTACAAATTCATCTATCAGTTTTTTTTCAAGACGTGCGGCATAGAGTTGTTCGTTCATATGTTGGAGAGGTTTTAAAAGCAAATGTAGGTAAGTTCGTGAATATTTCGTATATTATATTGTAGAGTTTATATAGACACTACATATTTTAGATTTATAAATCTTTATACAATGGCTAAGAAGTTTTACGCCCAAAAAGATGCATTGGGCTGGCCTATCCCTGGTACAATGATGGCTGGAGCTAAGGTTCCTG